GTACGCCGGATGGGGCGACGGGCCCTACCGCGGGGGGATGGGCATCCCGGCCGCGTGGCGCCTGGCACTGCTGGTGGCCAACCAACTCGGGCGGGTGCCGTGGGACGCCTACCGCAAGATGGCCGACCGGCCGGCCGTGCCCCTGCCTGATCAGCCGTTCCTGGTGATGCCCGCGGGCACCACCGACACGAAGCTGTCGGTGTTCCGGTCGTGGGGTCTCGATCGGCTCTGGCACGGCAACGCCATCGGCGTCATCGCCGCGCGCTCCCCGCTGGGGTACCCGACGGCGGCCACCCCGGTCTCCGCGGAGAACGTCCAGGTCCAGCGCTTCGGCGCACAGCTGCCCTACCCCGGTCAGAACTACATCCCGCCCGGCTTCGAGTCCGGCGAGGTGGGTTACCTGATCGGCGGGCGCTGGTACCACGCCTACGAGATCGTGCACTTCAAGGGCCCGTGCAAGCCGGGGGACCTGCGCGGGATGGGCGTGCTGGAGGCGCACTTCGATCTGATGAGCCGCTCGCGCAAGCTCGGCGCGGCGGCGACCGCGGTGGACTCGGCCGCGGTGCCGACCGGTCTGCTGCGCTCGCTGAACCCGGACATGAGCCAGGCCGAGGCTGACGCGCTGAAGGCCAGCTGGAAGCAGAGCCAGGCCGAGCGCACGGTGGCCGTGCTGAACCCGCTGACCGAGTTCACCCCGATTGCGTGGAACCCCACGGAGACGCAGCTCCTGGAGTCCCGTCAATACGACGTGATCGACTGGGCGAATGTGTTCGGGGTTTCCGCAAGCTATGCGGGCGGACAGAATCCTTCCCGGGTATATGCGAATATCGAAGACCAGGGATTGGATCTCCTGAAGTACGGAACACCGGGTGACATCATCGCGGAGTTCGAAGAAGTGCTGACGATGCTGCTGCCGCGCGGGCAGTACGTGAAGGCGAACCTGAATCACATCCTGCGGGCGGACACGCAGTCGCGCTACGAGGCGCACTCCATCGCCATCGCCTCAGGCTTCCTGACCCGCAACGAAGTACGGGAGCTGGAGGAGCGCCAGCCGCTCACCCCGGAGCAGGAGAAGGAGGTGGCGGAGGCGACCGCCACCGGCGCCGCCGGACCGACCGGCGCCACCGGGCCCACCGGCGGCCCGAACACGGCCTCCAACTCCCCGGGCTCCGGGAAGGCCGCGCCCCGGCTGGCCGCGGTCCGCTCGGCCGAAGACCTGCCCGAGGACGAGTCCGAGCTGGAGCCGGACTACGACGGGCCCGACCTCTGGCCGGACCGCTCCTGGCTCCCCGGTGAGGCCGAGGCATGGGCGGTCGACGATGCCGGCCTGGCCGTCGGCGTCGCTGCGGGCGGGCTCGACGTCGGGGTGCGGGCAGCTGCGGGCCAGGAGGCGCTACACCGCTACTGGACGGCCGGGCCCGGGCTGGCGAAGTGGCGCGGATCCCCGACTCCCTGGCGGACGCTGCGCGCGTTCCTGTCCAAGTACCTGTCCGGGGAGAAGCTGGACGCCACTGCCAGCGCCTGGTACCGCGACGTCTTCGGGCACCTACCCAACCAGCCGGTGAAGCGCAAGGGCCGCCGGCGGTGACGGTGGTCCGCAGCCAGAACGGCTGGAAAGCGAATGACCGGTCGGTGATCTCCACGCGCACCGTGCGCGGCACCCATGTGCGCCTGGCGGTGCGCAACGGGCCAGCCGGGGACCTCCTCCTGGAGATCGCCGCGCTGTTCGACCTGATGGTCCAGGATCTCGACCAGCCGGGCCCGGCGGACGAGTGGGGCTACGCCGAGCGCCCGATCCGCGGGACCACCGACACCGTGAGCAACCACGCCAGCGGCACCGCGATCGACCTGAACGCCACCAGGTGGCCGCTCGGGAGCCAGCCCGGGGTGAACCTGTCCGGCCGCCAGATCGCCACTGTGCGGGACATCGTGGCCATCACGGGCGGGGTCGTGCGCTGGGGCGGGGACTACCAGGGCCGCAAGGACCCCATGCACTTCGAGATCGCCGACAACCGGACCGAGGCCGAGTGCGCCCGCGCGCTGGCCGCGCTCCGGGCGCACTTCGGGCGCCCGGACGCCGAGGAGGACGACGTGACGTTCACCGACCAGGACCGCCAAATGCTGGCGATCGTCTACGACGAGTTGACCAAGCGCCTACCGAACCGGCGCGGGCCGGGCGGCCAGACCATCGACGGTGGCGGCGGGGACACCGTGCTGGGCTACGCCGACAACGCCGACGGGTTCGGTTACCGGCTGGAGGCCGAGGTGGCCTACCTGCACCAGAAGATCGACTGGTTGCACGACAACGTCCCGGCGCTGACCACTCCGGTCGCGCCGCCGACGCTCGACTACGACCAGCTGGCGGCGGCGCTCCTGCGCGGCATCGCCGGTCGCGCCGGCTGACCCCCGGTCGCTCCCCACAGAGAAGGGCTCCCCACCCATGACCGAGACGATCATCCGTCCGGGCGACCGCTTCGCCCGCACGTTCTCCCCGCTCCTGGAGGTCCGCTCGGCGGCGAAGGGGGGCGATGGCCGCACGATCGAAGGCATCGCCGTGCCCTTCCTGCGCCGGCAGCGGATCGACTCCACGCTCACGGAGCAGTTCGCGCCGGGCGCGTTCGACCACCAGATCCGGGCCGCGCACCGCATCGCCTTCTCCCGCGACCACATGAGCCAGGGCGGGACGCTGATCGGGCGGGCGACCGAGCTCCGCAACGACGCACTGGGCTTGTGGGGTGCCTTCCGGGTGAGCGCGACCACGGCCGGGGACGAGACCCTGGCGCTGGTTGCCGACGGTGCGCTGTCGGAGCTCTCGGTGGGCTTCCGCGCGCAGCGTGACCACGTGGAGCCGGACGGCACCATCACCCGCGTGCGCGCGGACCTGGTGGAGGTCTCGGTGGTGCTGGCCGGCGCGTACGGCGCCGGCGCGACGATCATGGCGGTCCGCTCGGCGGACCAGGGTGGCGATGTCGCCGAGCGGGGCGAGACGACCTGGCAGCCCGAGCCGCGCCGGATCGATCAGGTGGCGGTGATCCTGGCCGGCCTGCCGGCGCTGCCGGCCCTGCCCGAGTAGGCCTGAGTGATCTAGGCTGGTGGCCGCTCCTGTCGTCGGAGTTCCCACTGGATCAGCCCCCGAGCCCGGCCGCTCGGGGGCTGATCTGCGTCCGGGTGTTGACACGGTCTAACCCCGGGGTTAGTGTTCCTCCCATGACGAACACCGCCTCCGCCGCCCGCCCCGCCCACATCGTCGCTCGCGAGACCGAGGACGTTCGCGTCCTCCTGGCGCTGCGCGCCGTCCCGGCCGAGCTGCTGTCCGCGTGCGACCGCGGCAGGCTCGCTGGCCTGGAGCGAGTGGTTGCCGCCCGTCTGCGGGTTGCGGTGCGGGTCGCCATCGGCGGCTGACCCGCTCCGCACCACAAAGCGCCCCGGCTCCGGCCGGGGCGCTTTGCGTTCCCCGCCCGCGTGATCAGCTAACATCCCGACCAGCAACACCGAGGCGGCACCCCGCACGGCCCGCACCCCGCATCTGCGGCACCCGGGCCAGGAGGCGGCACCCCGATAGGTGATCAGTCGAACTGACCATCTACCAGGGGAAACCCCATGCCGAACCCGTACCTGGAGAAGCTGCGCCGGGACTACGACACGCTGCGGACGTCGATCGAGGGTCTCCAGCAGACCGCGGTCACCGAAGAGCGGGACCTGACCGCCGAGGAGATGACCTCGGTCCGGGGCCAGTCGGAGCAGATGCAGACGCTCCACACCCAGATCACCCAGCTGACCGAGATCGAGGTCACCAACCGCGCCGTCCAGGAGCAGGCCGCCCGCATCAGCGGGGACGCAGCCGTGGACGCCGTGCGCAACGGGCGCGGGGACGCGCAGCTGACCACGATCCACCGGCCGGCGCAGGGTGGGCAGCCGCTCACCAGCTCCACGCGCGCGGTCGACCGCGACCCGGGCCACTACACCCGCTCGGCGCCCAACTCCTTCTTCGGCGACCTGCACCGCGCGCGTAACTCCGACGAGGACGCCGCGCGCCGGCTCACTGAGCACAACCGCGCACTGTCCACCGGCACCGGCAACGCCGGTGCGGGCGTGGTCCCGCCGCACTGGCTGACCGAGGAGTTCGAGCTGCTGGCCCGGCAGGGCCGCGCGCTGGCCTCCGCGGTGCGCAACATCGGACTCGGTTCGGACCCCCGTCCGATCACCCTGCCGAAGCAGACCGCGGGCACTGACTCCGAGGTGGTCGAGCAGGCGTCGGAGAACGGCGCCACCGAGGACGACGACGCGTGGACCTCGGACGTCGACACGGTCACCCCGAAGCCGACCGCGGGCATCCAGATCGTGTCCCGGCAGATGCTCGACATGAGCTCGCCCGCGATCGACGCGCTGATCTACGGCGACATGCTCTCCGCCTACAACCTCAAGGTGGAGAAGAAGGTCGGCGCGGCGATGGTGACCGCCGCCGGCAGCGCGGTGACCACGTTCGCCACCGAGGCCGCCTTCAACGCCGACCAGGACGCGTCGGACGCCGTGATCGATACGGCGATCGCGGTCCGGAACGCGCGCAAGCTGCCCCCGGACCTGATCGCGATGGGCGTGGTCCGGTACGGCGCCTTCCTGAAGTTGAAGGACGCCGACGGCCGGCCGATGATCCCGGACGCCTCCAACGGCCCGATGAACGCGATCGGCGTCGGCACCGTCCAGGTGGACGGCCGGATGCACGGGCTCGGCATCATCGCCACCGACGGGGTCTCCACCGGCTCCTACCCGGAGTCGATCCTGGTCGCCCGGGCCGCGGACACGATCCTCTTCGAGAGCGACGTGCTGCGCTTCCGCTACGAGGAGCCCCTCGGCCCGGAGTCGGTCAAGCTCGGCGTCTGGGGCTACACGGCCGTGATCGTCCGCCAGGCGACCAAGAGCGTGAAGCGCATCGTGGTCACGGCGGCCAGCTGATGGCCACCGGCGCGGTCAAGCCGCCGGCTCGGCGCGGCGAGTCGTCCCGCACGGACTACTTCGGTGTGGGCAAGACGCCCGTGACCACGCAGACGCACATCGCGGACGCGACCGGCGGAGCCACCGTCGACGCGCAGTCGCGCACGGCGATCGCCGCGATCCTGGACGTCCTGGAGGCGTTCGGGCTGACGGCGACCAGCTGACCGCGATGAGCTGGCCGCCGGAGCTGACCGAGCTGAAGACGGACCTGGACGTGCGGGACAGCGACACCCGCAATGACAGCCGTCTCCAGCTGGACCTGGACGCCGCAACGGCGTTCGTGGAGCGCGTGCACGCGGGCGCGTACAGCTTCGGCGACCAGCTCTCCACGCTGCCCGAGGTTCCGGCGGATGTGCGTCTCGGGACGCTCCGGCTGGCCGGCCGGTGGGGTACCCGCCGGCGGTCCCCGGACGGCCTGGTCACTGCCGGGCCGGACCTCGGGAACTCGCGCGTGCCCGCGATCGACGCCGACATCGCGCGGTTGCTGCGGATCGACCGGTTCCGGAGCTCGGTGATCGCGTGAGCTTCACTTCCGTCCAGGCCGCGCATGACGCGCTGGAGGCCGCGCTGGTGGCCGCCAGCGCGGCCCTGCCGGTCGATGACCAGTTCGCCGTGGTGGCGGAGGTCTCGGACTCGGTGATCCCGCCAGCGGCGGTCCTGGCCCCGCCGGTGCTCACCTGGTCCGGGCCCGGCCTGTCCCCGACGGACGCCACCTGGACGGTGGCGGTCGTCGTGGCCGGCGGTAAGGCCACGACGACCGCCGATCTCTATCGGGTGCTGCCGTCGATCGCCGAGACGATCGACTTCGAAACCGACTTCGTGGTGAAGCAGGCCGAACCCGGCTCCTGGCAGTCCGGAAACACCACGCTCCCCTGTTTTCTGCTGACCATTGAGGTAGCGCTATGACTTCGCCGCACCACCGGAAGCTGAAGATCCTCACCCTGGACATCGGTGGTACCGAGTTCCAGCTCCAGTGTCGCAAGGCACAGATCGTCAACAACACCGACGACGGGGAGACCTTCTACACCTTCGGCAACGACGGGAACGACGACTCCACGTCCTTCGTGGAAGCCGCCGATCCGTCGTTCGCGCTGGACCTGGAGTTCTACTCGGATTGGCGGTCCGCCGGAATCTCGGACTACCTCTGGGACAACGACGGGGAAGACGTGGAGTTCCAGCTGGACCTCAACCCCGACATCCCGGCCGAGCACGTCATCTTCAACGGGACGGTCAACATCAAGGCTCCGTCCCCCGGCGGCGAGATCCGCACCACCGACGTCACGGCGGCGACGCTCCAGTGCGCCGGTAAGCCCGTGAAGACCCGGCCGTAGGGGAACTGAGTCATGACGATCACCACGCGGGCGACCGCGCTCGCCACCGTTTCGGCGCGCAACACCATCGATCTGGGCTCCAGCTCAGCGAGTCGAGAGCTCGGGCTGGCCCTGGACCTGGCGAACGGAGTCGGCGCCGGTCAGGCAGACCTGGCGTTCAGCGACACGCGGACCCTGGCCGCCTCGGGCACCGAAGACCTGGACCTGGCCGGCGCGCTCGCCGATCCGTTCGGCGTCGCGCAGGTCTTCGCCCGGCTGAAGCTCCTGGTCATCTCCGCTGCTGCTGGCAACACGAACAACGTGCTGGTCAGCCGGCCGGCCTCGAACGGTGTCCCGATCTTCTCGGCGGCCGGGGACCAGGTGATCCTGAAGCCCGGCGGGTTCCTGATGCTGGCCGCGGGTGCGGCGGACGCCGTCGGGTGGGCGGTCACCGCTGCGACCGGCGACCTGATCACGGTCACGAACTCGGGCGGCACGACCGGGGTGACCTACTCGATCCTGGCCGTGGGGTGTAGCGCCTGATGTTCACCCTGCGTGTGGTCCCGGACGACGGTGAGCCGTTCGAGATCGAGACCACGTCCCGGGATATCGTCGCGTGGGAGGCCGGCGGCAGCCGGCAGAACCCGCGGTCGATCGGGTCGCTCGGCGACAACCTGCGAATGACCGACGTCACGGACCTGGCCTGGTACGCCGCCGACCGGCGCGGCCTGACCGACCTGGACATCCGCGAGTGGCGCAAGTCCGTGGACATCGACATCACCTCCAAGCCCAGCGACGAGGAGGACGAGGAGGGGGAGGGGCTGGACCCTACCCACCCGGCTCCCTGAATCGCCTCGTCGTCGCGCTGGCCATCCGCTCCGGGATCTCCGCGGACGCCTGGCGCAACGGCGACCCGCGGGACTTGGACACAGCGCTGGCGCTGATCCGGGAGCAGCAACGGACCGAGCTGGAGGAGAGGTGAGCGGTGCCCGGTCGTGACACCCGCTCGGTCAGCGTCACCGGACTGGACGAAGTCCTGCGCGCGCTGGAGAAGCTCCCCAGTGACGCGGAGCGTGAGGCGCGCGCGGGCGCGGTGCGGATCAGCCGGCGCCTGGCTGTGCTGATCCGCGCGGCTGCGCGCGGGAGCGACCGCCAGTCCGCGCGGGCGGGGCGCACGGTGCGCACCCAGACGCTCGGGCTGACCCCGAACGTCATCGCCGGTCCGCATCCGCTGCTGTTCGGGTCCAACTTCGGCGCGCTCGGCCGCTTCGGCTGGTACTCGAACCGGCGCTACGGGAGTTCCCGGCCGCGCCAGTTCCGCCCGCACCGTGACCGACCGGACTACTGGTTCTTCTCCACGGCGGAGCGCTCGAACGCCGAGCTGGAGCAGGAGTACCAGGAGATCGCCGACGCGATCATCCGGGACTGGAGCGCCTGATGGCCAGCACCCGGTCCCGTATCGAGATCGAGATCCGCGCCCGTGTCGAGGACTTCCGCGACGCCGTCCGGGGCGCAGAGCTCCAGCTGCGCCGGATGGCCGCTGCGGTCGACGAGAACGACAAGGCGTTCAGCCGGCTCGGCAAGGGCATCAGGGCCGGACTGACAGGCCTGGCGAAGGTCGGGGCCGTGGTCAACGCGGTCGGGGCGGTCGCCGGGCTGACCGCCAGCCTGTCGAACCTGCTGGGCATCCTCGGGGTAGCGCCAGCGGCGATCTTCGCACTCGGCGCTGCCATCGGGACCTTCAAGCTGGCCACCGCCGGCTTCTCCGATGCGGTCGGCGGGGACGCCGAGGCGCTGGCGAAGCTGGCCCCGTCCGCGCGCGCGACCGTCCAGGAGATCAACCGGCTGAAGCCGGCCTTCGATGCGCTGCGCAAGTCGGTCCAGCAGGAGTTCTTCAAGAACTTCGCGACCGACCTGGCCAACATCTCGAACCGGTTCCTGCCGATCCTGGAGCGCCAGCTGCCCCGGATCGCCGCTGCCTTCAACGCCATGGGGCGCTCGATCACTGCGGCCCTGGACCGGCCGGAGGCGGCCGACGACATCAACATCGCGCTGGTCAACACGGCGAAGTTCCTGGAGAACGCCCGCAACGCCGTCGGTCACCTGGTGACCGCGTTCATCCCGCTGATCGCGGTCGGGTCCACCTACCTGCCCAACATCGGGCGGGCGATCGATGCCGCTGCTGACCGGTTCCGCGTGTGGTCGCTCCAGGTCACCTCGGACGGATCACTGCGCCAGTGGATCGACGGGGCGATCCGGGAGTTCGGCTTCCTGCGCGACCTGATCGGCAACGTCGGCCGGATCTTCAATGAGGTCTTCACCGGCCTCTCGCAGGGGGCCGGCAAGGACTTCCTGCAGACGATGGCCGACACCACGCAGGCGCTCGCGGACTTCCTGGGTCAGGCTCAACAGCAGGAGGCGCTCCAGGCGCTGGGCAAGGCGCTCGCCGAGATCGGTGCCGTGACCAGGGATGTGTTCCTGGAGGCGCTGAGGCAGCTCTCGCCGATCATCGTGGAGCTGGCGCCGGTGTTCGCCGAGATCGCCCGCGTGGTGGGCGCTCTCCTGGTCAACGCGCTGAAGATCGCCGGGCCGCTGCTGCTGGACCTCGCGCGCTTCCTGAACGACAACAAGGAAGCGATCGCCGACCTGGCTCCGCTGGTGCTCGGTCTCTGGCTGGCCTTCAAGGGTGCGGCGGTCCTGACGTCGGTGATCGGCGGGTTGCGCTTGTTGAGCCGGGCGCTTGGCGGACCGATCGCGCTGTTGCGGGGAGGCGGCCTGATCGCCCTCGGTTTCCTGGCCGTCAAGATCAACGACATCAACAAGGAGACCGCGAAGATCGAAAACCGTCCTCTGAACGACATGGAGGACACGCTCTCGGACCTGGTCGACGCAGGCCACGAGATCCTCACCCTGGACTTCGAGGGGATCTTCTCCGACATCGGAGGCGAACTCCAGCAGCTCCACGACGGGTTCGTAGGCGGCACGTCCCCGATCGGCGCGTTCGGGTTCGCCCTGCGCGACGCGACGCTCGCCGCCCGTGACTTCGTGGTGAACGCAGCGAACGAGATCGGGACCTTCTTCTCCACCACGCTCCCGCAGAAGGCGGCCGAGGTGGGCGGGGTCATCGAAGGCGCGATGCAGACCGCTGCCACCGCGGTCTCCGACTTCTTCACCATCACGGTCCCGACGCTGGTCTCCGACTTCTTCACCAGCATCGGCACCGGCATCTCGACGGGCGCGTCGAACATCGGCACGGTCGTCGCCGACACCTTCACCGCGATCGGTGACACGGTCAAGGCGAAGGTGGCGGAGATCGTCCAAGGGGTCTCGGACTTCCTGGCGCAGACCCCTTACCAGATCGGGTTCGCGATCGGCGCCGCCATCGGCGAAATGCTGAACCAGATCGGCGCGTTCGGCGCGCAGCTGTTCGCCACCGTCACGCAGTTCATGACCGACTTCGGCACCGCCATCCAGACGGGGATCTCGAACGCGGTCACGTTCTTCGCCGAGCTGCCCGGCAAGGTCGGTGCGGCGATCGCTGGACTGACCGAGACGCTGGCGAGCAAGGCGCAGGAGGCCGGCCAGGCGTTCCTGGACTGGATCGGGTCGTTCTTCACGCAGACCACCGACCGGGCGTCGCAGGTCCCCGGTCAGGTCGGTGGCGCGGTCAGCGGGATCGTCAGCACCCTGGGCGATAAGGCCAAGGAGGCGGGGACTCGGTTCCTTCAGTTCCTCGTCGACGCGTGGAACGCCGTGGTCTCGGCCGCCACGACCGTCCCCGGCCGGGTCGGATCGGCCATCGCGGGGATCGTCCAGACCTTGGCCAATGCGGCGATCCAGGCCGCCCGCGGGTTCCTCGACGGTCTGACCAACGGGTTCAACGCCGCGGTCGCGTTCGTGCGCACCATCCCCGGGCGGATCGCCTCCGCGATCGGCAACCTGGGCGGCCTGCTGGTCGGCGCCGGTAAGTCGCTGATAGACGGCCTGCTGTCGGGGATCAAGGCGGGCTACAACAACCTGATCAGCTTCGTGTCCGGGATCGCCGACGGGATCGCCGCGCACAAGGGTCCGCTGTCCTACGACCGGATCGTCCTGCGCCCGCACGGGCTGGCGCTGATGGGCGGCCTCCTCGGCGGGCTCCAGAAGGGCTACGGCGACGTGGAGACGTTCGTGTCCGGCGTCGCGGACCAGCTGGCGGCCCCGTTCGGGGCGGTCGCGATGTCGGCGACGCTGCCGGCGAACCCGCCGACCGCGTCCAGCCTGGCCGCGCTGATCAACAGCCGCAGTCAGAACCAGGACGTCGTGGTGACCGTGCTCCTGGACGGTGAGCCGGTCCGGGCCACCGTGCGCACGGCGATCGAACAGGCCGATCGGGAAACGGTGCGCGCGGCGCGCGCGGGCGCAGGGGTGACGTTCTGATGACCCGCACGAACCTGGCCATCCGGCCGAGCGTGAAGAATTCCGCAACCAACTGGTTCGGGCCGTCCGGCTGGGCGAGGATCGCCACCGGGGTCCACGCGAGCCTGCCGCGCACGACCGCGTTCGCGGGCAGCTCCACCGGCGACATCCAGATGGACCGCGGCGCCTGCACCCCGGGCAAGTGGTACGTCTGGTCGGCTTCCATCCGCTGCATCAGCCCGTCCTCCGCGATGTCGGCGAACATCGACTGGTACAACGGCGCCAGCTCCTACCTGTCCACGTCGAACGGCCCCGACTACGACGTCACCGGCGGGACGACCACGCGCGTGGTCTCCGGCGTCGGCTTGGCCCCGGCCGGCGCGGCCACGGCCCGGCCGAACCTGACCGGCGTCGACGGCTCGGCGCAGCTGACCGCGCTCCTGATCGAGGAGTACGCCACCGAGGCCGATGCGACGGCTGCGCTGGCCGCGCACGCCACCGCGGCCTACTACTTCGACGGTGACGGGGACGGCGTCGGCAACACCGGCGTGGCCTACGCCTGGACCGGGACCAACGGCTCCAGCACGTCCACCAGCACGGCCGGATCGGTGCCGACAGCGCGCATCGACTTCGCCGCGATGGGCATCACCGGGCTCGGGCACCGCGGGATCCACGCGTCGGCGGTCGTCGACTTCGCCCCGATGCGGATCGCGACCGGGCTGATCGCGACCGCCACCTACGACGGGCGCCGCGGGCGCGTGCGCGTGAAGGCCGTCGGGCTGTCCTCGAACGTCGTGCGCGTGGTCGTCTGGCATCGCCCGGTCGGCACCGGGCGATGGACCGAGGTCCGGGGCGGTCGGGTCGCGGTCATCGCCGGCGCGTTCCAGCGCCCGGTGGACGACTACGAGTACCGCGGTGGCGCGGACATGGAGTACCGGATTCAGGCGCTGGCCAGCCCGGAGAACTCGCCCGACGACATCGTCCAGACGAAGATCCTCACGGTCACCGGGATCCCGGACGTGTTCTGGCTGAAGTTCATCGCCAGCCCGTACCTCAACCGGCGGGTCAAGTTCCACAAGTTCAGCGACGTCGGGCGCCAGGCGAAGAACTCCACGTTCAGCGTGCGCGGGCGCAAGGGCCCGGTGCAGATCACCGACGTGCACGACGGCCGGGCCATGTCCATCCAGCTGGTCACCTTCACCACCGAGGAGCGCGACGGGCTGGACGAGGCGCTGAGCTCGGGCGCCCCGATCCTGTTCCAGGCCCCGAACTCGCACGCCTGCCCGACGATGTACGCGGTCGTGGGGGACTACTCCTGGCGCCCGCTGTCGGCGCTGGAGGAGCGCTTCCACGCGCTGTTCACGATCCCGCTCACCGAGGCCGATGCGCCGCCGCCGAGCATCGTCGGGGTCGGCTTGACCTGGGCCACGATCGTCACCCAGTACGGCACCTGGCAGGAGCTCGCGGACACCGTCGACAGCTGGCGGGAGCTGATGAGCTGATGGAGACCACCAGCACCCGCTTCCGGGAGGCCGTGGTCGGGACCCACCGCAGCATCGCCCGGGTGCGGCTGCTCGTGCCGAGCGTGACCACGGTCGTCCCGCAGTTCGGGGCGTCCCCGACCGGTGGCCTGGACCTGCCGCTGCTGGACGGGAGCGTGACGCTGTCGGCCACCGCGGACATCAAGGGGTCGCTTCAGGTCACCGTGCCCGGGGACTACTGGGACCAGCTCCAGCCCTACGGCGCCGAGCTCTTCGCCGAGCGCGGGATCAACTTCGGCGACGGCACCTCGGAGATGGTGCCGCTCGGCTACTTCCGGATCACGAAGATCAGCCAGCAGTCCAGCCCATACGGTCCGGTGCAGATCGACGCCGATGACCGGACCGCGCAGCTGATTCAGACGCGGGTGGTCTACCCGTACCAGATTCCCGCGGGCACCACCCATCGCCAGCTCTTCGCCGCGCTGGTGAACGGCTCGGCCACCGGGACCCCGACGTACGGGATGTACGTCGGCCGGCCGATGACCATCCAGTGGGACCGCGCGGGCTACAACCCGGACACCACCACGATCAGCACCGGCGCCGTGGTGGACGACTCGGTGTACGACTTCCTGGCGAAGCTGGTCGCGGAGAAGGGCGCGGTGATCCGCTTCCGCTCCACCGGTGAGATGAGCGTGGAGCGCCGGGACCCCGACATCGCCGCCACCCCGGACTTCGTGCTGCGCGAGGGGAAGACCGGCACGCTGGTCCAGGCCAGCCGCTCGGTCAACCGCGACGGCGTGTTCAACGTCGTCCGGGCGATCGGCTCGGACCCGGCGCACCAGACGGGCTACCGCCTGGCCTACATCACCGACCCGAACTCCCCGATCCGGTGGGATGGCCCGTTCGGCCCGTCGGTGCGCTACTACGCCAGCCCGGTGCTCACCACCTCGGACCAGGCTGACGCGGCCGCAGAGACGATCCTGGGCCGCGCGACCGGGCTCCCGACGGAGCTGGCCCTGTGGTCGATCCCGGACCCCGCGGTCCGGCCACTGGACGTATGCACCGCGGTCGTCGGCACGCTGGCCCCGGCCAACCACGTCGTGGACGAAGTGGTCATCCCGCTGGCCGGGGACCAGGCGCTCCAGGTGAAGACCCGGACGCTGAACACGGTCCCGCTCAACCCCACCGACCCCGAGCCGGACCCGGGCACCATCCCGGACGACCCGGACCCCACCGACCCGACCGATCCGGGTGGCGATCCGGGTGGCCCGACCACCGGCGGCGGCGACCCGAACGACGGGACGCAGGCCGCGCTGGTGCGCGGATGGGGCGCGGTCATCGCCGGCGACGAGTGCGTCGGGACCGGACGCCCGCCGTCCTCGAAGTGGGGCCTCTACGACGGGGCCGGCCACGACGGGAACGGCCGGCGCGTGCCGAGCGCGTGGAACTACCACGACGGGATCCTGACGATCCACGGCGACCAGGGCGGCAACACGGGCGGCGCCGCGTTCCGGTATTCGAACTACGGCTACCGGGTGGAGGTCCGTGCGCGCGCGTACGCGACCGGCGGCGGCTCCGGGTCGCAGTACCACTTCGTCCTGATTCTCTGGCCCGATTCCGACCAGTGGCCGGCCGGCGCGGAGTACGACTTTTGGGAGGGCAACGTCGGCGACGCCGACGCGGACGCGTTCCTGCACCTGCCCAACCACCAGCCCTACCGCCAGGACCAGGCGACGATCCACGCGAACCCGTCGGAGTGGCACAACTACGCGATCGAGTGGAACCCGGCCGCGCAGACGCTGAAGTGCTTCGTGGACGGGGTGCAGTTCTACAACGGCTCGGGCCGGGTCGCGCAGGCACCGGGCCCGATGCACCTGACCGCCCAGTTGGACAACTTCGGCGGCAGTTCGCACCGCGAAGCCAACATGGACATCGCGTGGGTCCGTGTCTACAACCGGCCGAACGGCTGATGGCGATGGATCAGCTGGCGAAGTTCCTGGCCGCGCAGCCCGCGGACCCTCTGGCCGACATCCTGGCGCGCCTGGTCCAGCCGGCCTACCTGAGCGCGTGGGACCCGGTGACCGGCGCCTCCACGGTGATCATCACGGGGACGCAGCAGTTCGTGAACCTGGCCGTGCTCGGCGACCCGGCCGCGCTCGGGGTCGGGCACGTGCTGCTGCTGCGCACCGCGGGCGCGCCCGTGATCCTCGGCCGACTCCGCACCCCACCGTTCTAGGAAGGAAGATCAGGATGGCGATCAGCTCCCTGGCCGCGGTAGAGCGGCTGACCGCGTGGGGGACGAAGTACACCTACGCGAAGATGCACACCGGCGACCCCGGCGCGCTCGGCACGGCGAACGCTGCCACCGAGACGGACCGGGTCAGTACGACGTGGGACGCCCCGGACGACTCCGTCGCGGGCGTGGTGACCATGACCCACACGAACCAGCTCGACCTGACCGGCGTGGCCGCCTCCGAGGACTACACCTATGTCTCCTACTGGTCGGCCAGCTCGGGCGGCGACTACGGCGGCAACGGCCCGATCACCTCGGATGCAGTGGTGATCGGGGACAACTGGTTCCTGCCGGTCGGCGCGCTGATCGTCAGCCAGCCGTGCGCGTGAGAAGGAGCTGACGATGGGTACGACCACGAACTACGCGCTCCCCTACCCGGAGCTGACCGACGAGCCGGACGGCGCCGCGCAGATCGCCGCGCTGGCCACCGCGGTGGACAGCGCCGTCAAGACGCTGTCCGACACCGTGGACGACCTGGCCGCCGCGCCAGGCGGCGGTGGCGGTGGCGATCCCACCGACTCCGCCGGCGGGCGCTACGTCAACACCTCCGCGCAGAACGTCCCGGCCACCAGTTCGGGCCCCGGGACGCTGGTGGCCTTCCCGTCCGCCGGTGCGAACACCCCGACGCCGACCGAGGTCACCAGCTCGGGCGGCGGGACGATCTTCACGCTCGGCTCCAGCGGCGTCTGGTGGTGCGGCGCGTCGGTGCGCATCGCCTCCGCCGCCCCGGCGGGCGAGATGAGCTGCGCGATCCGCGCGGACCTGGCCGGCGGCACCAGCTACACGTTCACCGTCGCCTTCGACGGCGGCCGACGCGAAGGGCTGCCGCGCTCGCTGGAGCCGGGCCAGGCGACCTACCTCCCGGAGGGCACGAAGATCGTCGTGCACGTCTACAACGGCACCGGGTCACAGCGGGTCACCGAGCCGGACGCCGGCGCGTGGGTCCACCTGGACCTGTTCCGGATCGGCTGAGCGCGATGGCATCGCTCACCACCGAGGTCAGCCAGGAGCTTCCGCGGATCGACGTGCGCACCTACGCGGGCCGGCCGCTGTCGCTGCGGGTCAACCTGGCCGACGGCGCCGGCGCGCCGCTCGGCGCGGCCAGCATCACCTCCGCGCGCGCGCAGGTGCGCCAGAACATCGACGACCCGTCCACTCTGCACACCTTCGACTCCGACGGTGATCCGATCACGGTCACGATCTCCGAGGGTTACGTGACCCTGGTCGCGACCTCGGACGAGACGACCGAATGGGCCAACCTCTGGCCCGGCGCCGCTCCGGAGACCTACGCCTGGTGGGACCTGGAGATCACCGACGAAGACGGCGCGGACTGGCAGATGACCGCGCCGGGCCTGTTCACCCTGGTTCACCAGGTCACCCGGTAGTACCCGCTTCCCGAAAGGCTCCCCGATGCTCACCCTGACCACCGCGCTGCGCAACGCGATCACCGACCTGATCGTCGACTCCCTGGACGCCGGTGCCGGCCCGGGCACGCTGGCGATCCGCTCCGGCACCCGCCCGGTCGACCCGGCTACCACGGCCACCGGGACGCTGCTGGCCACCGTCACCTTCGCCGACCCGGCGTTCGGTTCCTCCAGCTCGGGGTCGGCGACCGTGTCCGACCCGGCCGGGGTGTCCGCGGTGGCCACCGGCACGGCGACCTGGTTCCGCGCGTTCGACTCCAACGGCGCGGCGTGCTTCGACGGCCTGGTGACCGCGACCGGCGGCGGCGGTGACCTCACGCTCACCACGACCAGCATCGTGTCCGGCATGACCGTCGACGTCACCGGCGGCACCATCACCACGCCGCAGGGCACGACTCCCTGATCGGCGCGGTCTCCACGAATCCGTCCAGGTCCGCACGAACAGGGGGTGAGCCATGACCGTCAGCGCCACCAAG